GAACAATTTTCTTGAATCCCAGATTTCCATAAAGGTTCAAGGGTATCATCAATAAAACTGAATGCTCTTTTTTGTTCACCATCACCAAAAATTGACATTGGTTCTCCATTCATATACTGACACATCCAAATACCCAAAACATTTCTATATTTATCCCAAATATTTTGTTTAATACCATAAACATTATGTGGTCTAATTATACACCAATCTAAACCATGTTGTTCGCCCGCTACTTGAATGTCCATCTCACAAGCATACTTTGCTATACCATACGGGTCAATGGGAGTAGGTACATCTTCTTCATCAAAGGGTGGGTTGCCGTGCCCATACACCGCCATAGTGGAAGTAAATATTAACCTCTTTATTTCATAATTAATACAACAATTTATTATCTTAGCCGTGGAAATCAAATTATTTTTATAATTAAAAGTTCGCATAAAAGGACTTAATCCTTCCGCGGCATAAGCGGCAAAATGATAAACTATATCAGGCATTTCCCTTTCAAAAACATGATTTAATTGATCCCCCTCTACCAAATCAAATTTATAAAAACCCACATCTTTATGAACATTATTAATATACCCCCCACTTAAATCATCTATTCCAATAACTTTATGATCTGTATTTTCTATTATCCAATCAGCCAGCCTTGAACCTAACAAACCAGCTACACCTGTAATTAATATTTTCATTTATTTTCTCTAATTTTCATTATGACTCAACAATTCATATCTCTCGAACACTTCCATTAAACTATCTGATATCAATCCCTTTTCTTGAAAATAACTTATTTCCTTATGATCTGGTTTAAATGCTCCGACATATATTGGTTTGGTAGCCGAATTATATCTCATATCAAATTGGGTACAACCTACATTATATTGATTATTTAGTAATGTAAATCTATGTTGAATATCTGGATATAAATTATGTACCATGTTTACTATGTTCTCATCGCCTTTATTATCTACTGCAGGATGATTTTTATTTTCTTTCATGAATTCTATAATCAATGCCCATATATCAACACTACTAGGTTTTACAAATATAGAACCTGTATTCCATTGTTCTCCGTTGATATATTTACCCATTCCTATATCACCATCAAATGTTGGGAATTCAAATTTTTGTAAAGGCCAATCATCAAAGTCATGAAACCAAAATGGCTCATCAATTAATTTTTTATCTAATAATTCCCAGATTCCATATTGTTTATTAAAATACTTATTAAATCTACATTCATGTTCCAATCTAATTATTGAAACACCTTTATATTCAAATCCTAAATTTGTACATATAACGATATCTTCAGGAGCCCAACCTAAATTTAAACTGTTATCTACTTGAGCCCGAAAGTATTTAAATAACTCTTCTTGTTGCCATTGATGACCATAGGTAATATCATTAACAAAATCTTGAAATATTACAACATTTTTCATATCATCTTATAATCCCCGCATATTTTTCATTTTGCTGTTCTTGTTTTTCAATCGTCTTATGATGTAATATACAAAAGGGTTTTTCCGTAGGTAAGTGTGAATACGTCTGAAACCCAATCAACATCTCATGTACAGGTTTTTCCCATTTTATATTTGGTCTATTACGAAATACTCGACCTTGCCAATCAGGAAAATTAACCCAACCATCATCATTAACATTCCAATGCCAATATTTAGCATGTTGTTCAGTTAAACCATCTACTGTATTTATTCTTGGTAAGTAAATTAAATCAATTTCGTTCTCTTCAACAATACTATGTATGTTTTTTATCAACCAAAGACTTATCATCTCATCAGCATCAAGGTTAAAACTATAATCTCCACTACACATACCTTTTAGATGATTCTTCTGTGAAGCAAAATCACCCAATAGATTTCGTTGTTCAAATACTATATCGTGTGCAGATACATAGAAATCTAATAATTGTTTTGTTTTTTTATCATCAGAATAATCATCAAGTATTACAATCTCATCTTCAGGTTGTTTCCACTTGATTAAGAACTTTAGTAACTTCTCTAATGAATTCGTTTCGTTATGAGTTAATATGGAATAACTAATCTTCACTAATGCCAACCATGTTTAATTTAATATTCGTAACCTTTAGTGCTGTCAACTTAGTTGTTTTGTAACTACGATATGCTTGTTTAAATACATTATCAGCACTAACGATATCTGAATAAAATCTTTTGGTAGTCATAGCAGAACGTTTCTTTGGGTTAGCTATTTGTATCCTAAAATACTCTTCCTTTAATGATATTAGATTTTCCCTTTCATCCACTTCAGTTTTTTTCATATCAATAACTTTAAATAGTTTTTTCACCTTACTTGCATTAATATAATTAATATTCAAACCCTCTAGTAAGTTAGTTTCTTTATCACGATGTAAGAATAATAAAACAGGTCTTGGATCCTTAACACCTGATTCCGAATAATTAAACGTCACAATCATACCAGGTAATATCTTACCAATAGGTAATGTTTGTTCTGATAGAATTATCTTACGATTGTTGTATCTGGTCGCCAAGTGTTTTCTCCAATTTTTCTACCATTTTGTACGCATCACTAAAATGCGGAACTAAGACTTCGGTTTCTGGATCAGTTTGAGCAAATAATCTCCACTTCAATACTTTCTTTTCCACCAACGGAACTACCATGTAATTTTCAGTAGTAAAAACTGATGGTGCCCACCACCTATCACTTAAATTCCTACACACGTCTTTAAACTCTTGTGGAAATGGATTATCATCAATATGCGATTTCATTGCTCTATTTGAAGCAAAACCACAATGTAAACATTGCATATTCTGTTCATCATCACCAAGCAATACTAACGAATCATCAATATCAATATCATCTAACAAACAACAGGGGCAAGTTACCCGCAAAGTCATGGGATTCATCACGTTATCTTCTTTAATTTAGGTAGTTTTATCTTTGCTGGTTGACTTGGTGTGTCATTACCTATCTTTTTCAACTTAGGTAATTTCAAACTAACTGGTTGTGGTATGTGAGTTAAAACATTATCAAGTGTTTTATTAAATTTATTTGCCATAGCCTTTAATGAAAATTCTCGTCTATTTTTCTTACCTAATCGTTTTGCCTTCTTGGTTATTAATCCTTGTTTTTTATAAAACATTCTCAATTTTCTAACTACATCAGCTTCATTGACACTAAACCACTTTGATGGTTTAACAATAATTGGCTCCCATATCATAGAGTCTGGAACTTCAGTTAAACTACCATTAATCAGTAATGATTCTGAATCACTTAGGAAATCCAAATGACCACTCCAATTAGAAGCGATGACCGGTAAGTCACAACACGTAGCCTCAGCCATTGGTCTACCATAACCCTCTCCATGTGTACAAGTTAAAAAGGCTTTTATCTTTGGGTTATTATATAATAAAGACATCTCTTCAATAGTCAAATCACCATGTATTAAATAAATATTTGGTACTTTATCAATTTGTGAAAATTCATCTTTAATTTGATTAATATTTTTAACAAGTTCAGCTTTATCCAAAACAGAAAAATTAGCACCACTTGTTTTCAATACTAATGCAGGTGATTTGGGTTTATTTGCAAATGCCTGTAAGAAACATTTAATCATCAATGGTATATTTTTCCTATCTTCTCCATACTTACCTTTACCCCATTGACCTACATGAAGATAAGCCATATCTTCTTTAATTAAGTCATTTAATTCGTCTGTAAATTCTGATTTTAGTTCATGCCTATCCATTGGATAATATACGGATGTATCAACGCCCTCAAACAATACTTCAATTGGTTTCTCTAACTTAATTTGAGCTACTTTTTGTTTTGAACCATCAGGTTTCTCTTCCATCTTATCGTAATTACATTTTTGAAATGTTTGTGCTGTAAAATTAGATGGTACTATATTCAAGTCCATTTTATTCATACCAGCCAAAAACTCAGGAGAAACTATATCAGTTTCAACTCCAGCCGTGATTCCAATATTGAATTTTGCCCCATTTGAGAATTCATTTGGTATTCTAATATCAATCAATACGTCAGGTTGTTCTTTAATGTTATTCCCATCAATGAACGTACCCAAGAGTTTTTTATGCCGTGGAACTTCAGGATTTAAATGATTTCTTGGAGTACTACCCCATTTGACATCAATACATTTAATATCTAAATCATCTCTATCCATTATGGAATAAAATATTGACCTTGCGTGATCTCCATAACCACTACGAGTATTGAATGGTGCAATCATTAAAACAAATTTCTTCATACTTTCCCCATCGTGTAACGTTTTTTAGGTTTCCAATTATCAAAAGCACCGTTCATTGAATTGATAAAGTTCTTACCCATCTCTTGACTTGTCATTTGATTTTCTTTACAGAACTCAGCACCCAAGTTACCAAGTCGTTTTCTTTCTTTCCTATCTAAATCATAAAATTCACGTAGACTTACAGCAGCATCTTCAGGATTACATCTATCATCCCAAATATAAGGTGTCATCGGTGAACCCTGTAGTGATATTGAAGCTGGATAAACTGGCTTTACCCACTCACCATGAGTCTTGTATTTACCTCTATGGTTAGTACCGAGTTCAATATAATCTTCAGCAGTTAATAACTCCCCATCATCATCTCTGAATCCACATTGGTCTTGTAGTCCACCCGTTACATTAACGATAATTGGTGTCCCTACCGTAAGGGCTTCGGCACTACCTAATCCAAATCCTTCATTGGATGCTAAATTAACATAAACATCAGATGTATTAAATAATAAATTCATCGCTTCGTCACTAAATGGTCCACTTTTATCATAAGTAAAACATATATCATAATCGGGACACAAATGCTTATGAACTCTTGGTAAATCAGTTCCATTATCATCTACTGGAGCACAATGAAATATCAATACACATTCATCTCGTTGTTCTGGAGTTAATCCATCCATAAAGTATTTATAAGCCAATAATACATCATTTGGTTGTTTCCTACGAATATTTCTATTGCTGTAGAGTATTTTATATTTCTTATCCAATATGCCAAACTTTTCATCAAAATCCATTAATTTGACATCATCATCTTGAACTTTGTAAAATCTCCGTGGCGATATACCGTGTGGTACAAATGTAGTTTGCCAATCCTCATATTCAGGTAATAAACGATTATTAATACCATAAGTTTGTTTTGATATCCCCATTAATAAATCACTACTTTTGTAATAATTTGTATTGTATTGTGGATCTGGTAAATCATCCCAAATGTTATAATAGAAAATTGGAATATTACGTCTTATTTCAGCTTCCATATTATAGAACCAAATCCAAAAACGTGGATCCGTATAGTGAAGAATAGCATCGGGTTTCTCTACTGCAAGTACTTCTCGTAATAAATCTTCATTTCCATAACCATCAACGGGATAAATTTTCAAATACCCATCTTTAATCCCAAACTCGTCAAGACCTTCAGACATATCAACAATCTTACCTGACTCAGGATGTTTGATTGCTCCACCCATTTGAACCCAATCATATTCATTTAGTGTTTCCATAACTATATCTTTAGACACGGTAGCGACACCACTATGCATCCGTAAATCATCGGACATTAATAGAATTTTCTTTTTAGCCATTTAAAACCTCTTTAGATCCTGTATTACCTTTAAAGTATTTTTGCAATACATTTAATTTTTCATCATAGTTAGCAATAACTTGTAATTCCTTTTCAATAGTCTCTACTATATCTGGATGTTCTGCTACCCCTACTTGATTTTCAAGTAAATTTTCCACATTAATTTTATGTTTTTGAATTTGAGCATTAAAATACAACTCACTAACTTTAATTAAATCTTCTCGATAATTCATTAAAATCGACTCCCACTAGCATATAGTTTATCATAGTTTTCTATTTGTTCTTTAATAATTACGTTGTTCAAATATTGATGGACTGATCTATTAACTAATTTCTGTAAATTCATTGAAGAATTGACAGTTTTAAATTTGAATTGCTCGTATAGTGTTTTTATTATTTTAACGGATGTTAATTTTGTTTCATGCTTCATAACCTTACCACTTTTGTATATACATAAATATAAAACTTCAATCGATAACGAGTGTTTTTTTTCCAAATTTATTAGCATAATTTATCGTAGACATAGAACCCTTTGATTCAACTCCTCTTGGTATGAATGCCACGACATATTCTGAATAGATAGCAATTATTTTATTACGAGCAAAAAAGTTTTTCACACTATATGGTCTACCATAATCCTTTTGATTCTTTGGGCAATATAAATTCCAATTTTCATGTTGTGGTGGAAACTCTTGATACTGCATTCCCAATTCTAAAGCATATTTTTTAGCGTAATAATCAGCGCCTGTTTTACACCCACCACTAACTATAATAGTATCTGGTCCTTTCTCGGTTTTTAATTTAAATATAAATTCCTTAATCTTTCTTCGGTTTTCATATTTTCTACTACCGACTATCCCTACTCTTAAAGTATCTTTCCCCATTTACAATGCTCCGTTTTTACAAACTCACAGAACTTACAAGCACTACCAGGAGAAGCATTATAATCTCTGTCTATTTTGTGGTTTCCTTCTTCATCATAGATAGCTTCACGAAATTCTGTGAATGCTTTCATGGTCTTATTGACACTAACTTTACCATTAGACGGTTCAAACCTCTGTAACCTACTGATTGGAAAATCACTTTGTTTTGCTATCTTTCTTTTTAATATCAAGAACTCTACTGTTATCTTATCCAACGGTACATTGAATTTCTCTGAATAGAATTGTTTATATATTAATAATTGAGCTTTCTTGTAAAAGTTCTTCTTATGATAATTTGTCCAACTTCTAGTTGATGTTTTTAAATCAATGATGGTTATTCTACCTGATATCTTATTTCGTATCACTACATCAAGAAAACTTTTTAACTCTACGTTCTCTTGTAGTTCCATAGTTATAGGCAACTCAATACCAACTAACTCGTAGTTCTTTTTCATAAAATACTTACCACGATGTTTTCTAAAGTGATCAAGTATAGCCAAACCATCTTGGTAAAACTCAATCATATCATCTTGACTACAAGGTAAGGTTTCTTGGTTTTCTTTTATCTTTGTAAACTCACTCATCATCTCTTCTTTTAATCGAGACTCCATATTAAGTTTATCAGCAGCTATAATAGAAGTGCCATACATAACCGTGAGATATTCTTGTATGACGGTGTGGCAAGCTGATCCGAACAATGTATGAATATTACCTGTAAATGTTCCTAACTTATCTATATAACGAAGTTTCCATTTAAGGTTACATTCGTTATAACTTACAAACTGACTATGTGATACGTGTCCCATTATACTATCTCGTCAATCATACCATAATCCAAACAAGTCTGAGCATCCCACAATAAATCACGTTTTAATATTTCATCAAGTTTTTTCATTGGTAGTTTAGTGTATTGTTTATAAACGTCTTTTATTGTTTTCATCATTAAATCTAAGTTTTTTTTCTCATCCTCAAAGTTAGAATATGTTCCCCAAAAGTTACTACTTAACTGATGAATCAACATATAAGAATTTCTACTCATAAATCTTTTATCACCAACAACAGTTAAAAAAGTAGCAGAACTAGCAGAAAATCCATCAACGTAAGTGTGAACTGGAACTTCTGTTCTTATTATCGTATCCATAGATGCGATACCAGTTACGATTGAACCCCCACCTGAATTGATAAATAACTTTATCGGTGGTGGTAATATACCAAGAGTTTTTGATAAAGTCAAGCTTTTACTTTCCATTTCTCCAATTTTTTTATTTAACTCAACACAAGAGTTTCTATTTACGCCAGAATAAAAATAAATCTTATTATCCTGTACTGATATATGTTTTTCGTTATTGTCACCATTTGTCGTATTAGCTGATTCTTTTCTTTCTCCCCAATGTCTTTCCATCATTTACCCCACTTTCCATTTTTTACGATTGTTGCCATTATACCATAGTTGGACATATCCAAAAAGGCATCTTCTAATGGTTCACCCTCTACGGCATTAACTCTTCCACCAATCAACAAGGTCTTTACTCTTTGGATTTTGTCATTAATTCTGAAGAACAATCCTGTAAGAGATAGTTTTATATCTTCTTCTGTTTGTAATTGTGTCCCAACTGAAATATTCCCTGGGCCGTAATCATGTTGCTTGTGACAGAACAATTCATATTGTTCTCGTTGTAATCTTTTAAATTCTTCGGTCATCTCTGGCCATTCTTGTTCCATCATTGTTACAATATCACTACTGTTACTCATTGAACTAGAATTTGCTTCTTTTTCTGTAATAACCATAACTTCCTCTATTTTATTATTAAATGTGATAATTGTATAACAATAATAACAACTGATAAAACCAAACTTATTATTGTTCTCGTGTCAGGTACTTCGTGTAAAATCAAATAAGTCAATACGGTAAATACTATTGTAGCCATTCCAAATCCAATGGGCCTAACATACCAATAATTTTGAAAATATTCATAATACCATTTTGTCCCATACCAAAAAGCAATACTAATCGGTATACCACCAAATACAACCCACCATAAAGACTTAGCCCATTCATATTTAAATTGACCTTGCATATGAAACCAAGCCCATATATGACCTATCAATGATATTCCTAATGCCATCCATAGCTTACTCATCTAATTTTCATCTTCTTTATTTCTTTATCGGATTTTCCATATTTTTTTACTAACAATATCAATTCTTCTTTTGACATCAAATCATAGTATTCAGCAGCCTGATGTTTACTTACTTCAAAGTAAGTCATAATGAAAGGAACAACTAAATCATTTGTCTTTTCTTTCTTACCACTCAAATACTTTAAGTAAGTCTTTTTCTTTGGTAGTAAATTACAATAGAATTGATACACGGCTTTATGTGGCATAACTTCTATCGTATATGTTTGAAAGTGATTTACGAAAGGTAAAAACTCATCACCCATGCTCAAATAACGATTTACCATAAATGGACTAAACTTCTTTTTGTCGGCATCCGAAAAAGAATCCCAATCTCGTTTACCGACAAATAGTTCATTAATCCAACTAAATAAGTTCATTTATCTCATTTAACGGTAATATCTCACCACAGTTTCCACAATTAAACACTTGAATTGGAGCTATGACTTCTTTACCCGTTGGTGACATAATAGCTGATATTTTCTTTATGACATACCCTTGAATGAAAATCTTATTATTGCATTCTAGACAAGTCATTGTTTCTGCATCCTGTAAGTCTACCTGGACTTCTTGTTTTGGTAGTGGTTTCATTGGTTTTGTACTCATTGTAATTTTCCTAATATGCTTGACATGGTTGCAATAAAGTTAATCTCTTTATCCACACACATCACATCTTGATAAGCTCCCTTTGATATTTCAACAATAACATCGGGTATCTTATCACTTGTTATGTTTTCAACTTCATCATAAAGAAACCTAAACAATTCCGTGTAGTCACTAAAACCACTATCAGCAATCAATTTACGAATTGACCGAATATCAGAATTATTTTGAATCATCTCCAAAAACTGAAGTTTAAACTCATTATGTAACATTCCATCTTTGTCAATCTTCAACTTACCATCTATTGACATTCGTTGTAATTCATTGATTACCCTTCGTAAATCAGGATAACCAGCAGTTACAACGAGTGCCAAATCATCCAAGTCAAAAGATATGTTCTCTTTCTCCAAGATAGTCTTAGCATGTAGAGCAACATCTTTTTTACTTGGTGGTACTATTTTGTAGCTTTGACAGCGACTCTGTATGGGATCAATAATCTTTTCTACATAATTACAGGTTAAGATAAACCTACAATGAGCAGAAAAGGTTTCCATTAGATTACGTAGAGCAGGTTGAGCAGAATTTACATTTAAGTAATCGGCTTCATCAAGAATAACTATTTTCATTGGCTTGAAACCAATTGAAGAAGCAAATGTCTTCAATTTGTCTCGAACCAAATCTATGTTTCTTTCATCCGACGCATTAATATATAAATAATCACACTCAACGTGATTAACAATAATCTTAGCAAGTGTGGTTTTTCCACCGCCAGCTCTACCATATAAAAGTAAATGTGGGACATTTCCATCAGTTATAAACCTCTCTACTTTTGATTTAAGATGGTCATTACCAACATATGTTGATAAATCTTTCGGCCGGTATTTTTCTACAAATAATCCATGTGATTCCATATTAAACCTGCTGTGAAACTAACCAATATTTAACATTGAAGTCATCAACATTAAACTCGATGTGAGCCAAACCTTTATCACTAATCTGAAGTGTTGCTTTGGAACACTCTTTATTAGCATTTAAAAGTTCTTTAAAAAGATTAGCATTAAAGACAATCGAATCCGTCATATTAACAGCATCACTTTTTGCCTTAATACTAATACGATTTGAATTAATATCGCTATATCCAATTACAAACTCAACTCCACCATCTACTGGATTAATAGCAAATGTATCAACATCACCTAAAGCACCTTTACCTCGAATGAATGAATTGATAAACTGACTATCAATATTCACAATCGTATTAAACTCAGGTATGTTCTTTAATTCAGGTACATCTGGTATGACACCAATGGCCGCCAATACATAATCAGCTTTCATTATCGAATCCGATAACTTAAAGGCAACTGGCATATTATCAACTTCAGTTAAACTGAAATCAACCTTGTCGGCTAAAGTACCTATCATTTTTGACAATAATGGTGTATCATAAACACCAACTTCAAACTCAGGTAAAGTTTGTTTTGACAAAGTTAATTCACCTAATAGACTTTTGTCTGGTGAAATGAATCGAGTGGATAATGTATCTCCAGTTGATTCCCACTTGACGGAATTTATACTTCCACCAAGATTGTATTTTTGGATAAATGTATCCAATGTTATTTTATTCATTATTACGACTCCTATTGTGTGTTAATATACGAATTTTTTTCATTAAAGTCAAGTTAAAAAAACCTTTCAATTGAAGTTTTTTTATCAATGGGCATATCCCATTTCATACTCTCATAGAACAACTCTATTTTCTTCTTTAGGGCTTTATCAAATAACTTATCCCTATCTATATATTGAGCTACGAAATCCATAATCTCTTTAGGATCATCATAACCCTTGTAAGCGATAGCATCGATATTAAATGGATTGTCTTTCAGATAAACCCATCTAATTTTACTACTATTTCTAATCTGCTCGTGATTATTGACTTTAAAATGTTTTAACAAGTCATTATAGATAACTGATGCCTTAACGTGGACTGGTGCACCCTTTTCCATCTCGGTAAACATAGTCTTACTACCAAAACCATGTTTTGTCTTTTTCTTCGTGTATTTCTTTATACCCTTGACACCACTCGGTAAAGATATGTTTGTAATATCATGGTCGTTTAGACCCTTTTTAAATTCTAAAATGAATTCATCAATTCTTTCTTTTGGAACTTTAAAAAGAATAGCTTTCAATACCTTAGTCATGAAATCACGAAATGCTGGTGGGAATGAACTACGGACAATATCTAATCCCTTAACATCTAGCTTCTCACATGGAGTACCACCATCATTAATAATCCATTGACCATATCGTTTTTTAGTAACCCAAAAAGCAGCCTTAGCAATCATTTCTTGTTTAATCTCAAACCTATGTCCTTCATGTATGTTTAAGAAGTTTTTAGCAAAGTAATCATATGATTTGTTAATATATATTTGAACCTCTGAAGCAATATCAAGAATTTGTTCTGTCATAAACTTCTCATCTTTAACATCAGCATTTGGGAATCTATCCTTAACTAATGGTAAAGCACTATAGAATACTGAATCCGTATCCGTGTAGATACAATAGTCTTTATCGGTTTTCAATATCTTATTATAGTAGTTATTGGTAACTTTCTCCGTGAACTGAATTAACTTCACTCCAGTAGTCGTTGTACCCTCGGCATTATCTATATCATAAAACCTAAATACCGATAACCCCAAGACACCATATAAACTGTTAAGTAAAATCTTTTGAACGTGCTGTCTTCTATTGAAATGACTACTTAATTCTTCATCACCCGCTTTACCATATTTTTTAGACAATGCTCTATATTCAACTCTTTCATCAAACCACTTTTCCAAGATAGCTGGTATAACACCTTTCTTGGTTAAATCATATATAACTCCGTTGGAAGATATTGAGACATTATTTTTATTGAAGAAATCTTTCAACTCACCATTACTGAATCGTCTAATTATCTTACCGTTCTTTTCTACGGAATATGTCTTTGTGACTCCTTTAATAAACTCTTCCGCATCCCAACCGTTAATCTTACCTATCTTGGTTTCGGGAGACATATTCAAACTCATAATGATACTTGGATACATAGAAGTTAAATCCAAATCAAATACCCAATCATAACAACCAGGTTCAGGACTCTTTACGTAAGCACCACTAAACCTACCATCCGAACCATCATAACTAACATCGTAGGCTTTACTCGGAGCGACTAAATTTAAACTTTTTAAATAAACTAACATCGCACCTTCAATATAACGAGAACTAAAGTAAACCTCTTCATAAGGTATCCTACCTAAATGACATACACCCTTTGCTAAATCAATTAATTTTAATTTATCATCAAGAGCCTTAACAATCTTAACGTCATTCAAGTTATATTCAATAAACTTATCAATATCATCTCTGTATAAATCATCTAATGTGCCTTCATACTCAACCTTACCAATTCCAACCTCAATAGTTCCTATATGGTCTAATCTATAACTTGATTGCTGAGTAAAGGTGAACTTTTTATATAAATCCATATAATCCAAAGCACTAACACCAGCAATTCGATACATCTTTTTGTTTGGGTTATACTTTACGATTTGAATCGGTGAAAGGGCATTGGCAAACTCCTCACCCAAGACTTTAGATATTCTATTATATAAATAAGGTACATCAAACCCATTTATGTTCCAACCAGTAATTATAGTCGGTTTAACATTCATCCAATATTGTAAAATAGCTTTTAATAACTCTATCTCGGTCTTGAAGAATTGAATATCAACCCCATCCTTAATATTACCTTTACCTTCACCTAAAACATAAACTGAATACTCTCCATTATGTTTAGTATAAAATGCTACTGATGTGATTTTATTACTAGCTTTTGCTGGTTCAGGGAAACCATCCGTGACTTCTACTTCAATGTCAAAGAATAGTTCTCTGTGATTTTTAGATGGTTCGTCTGAATCTGAATATCTATCTAAAAGTACTCTCGTATCTAATGGTATATCCGATTCGAATACTTTGCCTGTTTTAAAATCTTCTTCTGTCCAATACGTTACTTTCTTTAACTTATCTCCGTAAATAGAACGATATTGACCACTTCCGTCTTTTACGTAAGCGTAATTCTTAAATATAAAATTTTGATAACCAGCAACATCATCCCATAGATGAACTTCTACTTGATTACCACCTCTCTTTTCACACCACAAATTTTGATAAATAACTAACTCCCTTATTTCCGATACCTCAATATACAACAAAAACCCTATACAAGTCAAGGGTTTTTTTAGTAAAACGGGGGCTATATTTCAAGCCCCCGCACTTTACTATTTAAAAATTAACAGATAGTCCTACATTGTAGTATCTTGGTGTTCCCAAGAATACTTCAGCGTTATGAGCTAAGTGAAGTTTATCACCATACCCATTGTACTGACTATTGTCAACTGCGTCTTGAACATAAACACCATCAAGAGCATTAAAGATATGAGCACTAAGCGTCATATCATAACCACCAATTTCTGGTAGTTTGTATGCTATATGTAAGTCAAGTTTTGAATAGCCAGGAGCTTTCCAAACTTGAGTTTCATCGGCACCATCTTCATCGACTTCACGAGAATCGGGAGACCAATCAGCGTAATTATCATCATACATTTTATACAAACCCTGTATGCTAAGTCCTTCCAATGGTTTAAGTGTTAAACCACCAACATAAGCTGTTTGTGGTTGGTCACCGACCATTAGACCATCAAGAGCGTACTCATACTGAGTTGTAGTTTGACCGACAACTTGGTTGTCGTCATTATACTCCATCTCTTGATAATCACCTTTGGCATCACCATCGAACTGCCAAGTACCTTTACTGAATACTAAATTCAAGTCAACCATTTCGTGAAGAGCAATTTTAGACTCTACTTCAAAACCAGTATGACTTTGATTTACACCAGTTAGATAAATGACATCTGTATCACCTGAATCTCCAGCACCTGTTTCAACAGATTTGGTAAGGTTTCTATCTTTCCATTGAGTATTATATGAACTCAATTTAAGATCAACATTACCACTTGCATACTTTCCACCAATTTCGAAACTTGTAAATTTCTCATTGATTGGGTTGGTAGCAACTGTACCATCAAATTTGATTACATTATCTAAGATGGGTGGCTTCTCAACATACCCACCATTAATAAATGCAGACATTCTATCATCAAGGTTATAAACACCACCACCTTTCACTTGGAAAGTTGTAATAGCATCAGCCGAAACTTTAGAAGCATCAACAGCAAAATGGTCAAGATAAGAATATCCTATTGCGGATACTCCACCCATTCCATAAAGGTTGAATTTGTCAGTAGAATATTTACCTTGTAAAAATCCACCAATCCAATCTACGGTTGTTTCATTATGATAAGCGATAATATCACCTAACATAACTTTCTTCCCATCAGTAGCATTTTTATCGGCGTAATCAACATAGTAATCACCACCTAATAAATCACGAACTTCACGTGCGTGTTCTATACCAGCAGTTCGCCAATCAATACCAACTTGAACTTCAAGTTCATCTGATACATCATAGTTTAATTTAG